TCACGGGCCCAGTTCTCATACGGGTCCATCATCCCGTAGAGATAGTGCATGGGTTCTACCATGCACACGAGACTCGGTATCGAGTCTCCCTGGTGCTCCTCAGGTTGGCAGCTCACCAGGATCCTTCCTAGGTGAACGGCGAGTTTCTTATCGCCGCTCACCAATAGGACGATCCTTGGTGGGTTGCCAGCCTTCCAGCGCCGGGAGGATTCGTGCAAGATGTACGAATCCGCCTCCACATACTTGTAGAGGTGCTCCTTGACTTTAGGGTCAAGGGTTTCATCGGACTTTATATGGTCGATGAAATTCTCAATGTTCTCTTCATTGAGAAGCTTCCGACCTCCTATGTCGGAGAGGGTTGTCCTCGGGCCCCTCACTGGGGGGGTCCCGAACCACCAACCCATGTTCATGTAATCTTTTACATGTACATACCGGGTGTCTACCCGGTAATCATAGGTGTTCAGAAATGTGAACCCTGTGTTTCCCCAGGTGTTATGGAACCTGAGGTACTCCATCAGTCAGATTGATGTCGGAGGAGGCGGAATCACTCCGCCTCTCACCACCGAACTTTATCTCCGGTGGTGGTCTTCCGGTTCGGAAGATCGTGTCCCAGTAGTGGGCACGTGCGATCCGGAAAAAGGTCTTTTCCGGAGTTTCGAGCCCATCTACTTTGATGGACCCGAGTAGAAGGGCATTCCCCTCTACAATACTCTCCGGTGGTAGGAGAGATTTTAGTTCCGTGATTTTCGGAACCAATAGATGATACTTATGGGTAGTATCATTCAGGTTTGTATTTCTTACAAACCTGTAACCCCATCCGTTGATGAGGAGCTGTTTCATTCTAAACAGGGTCTCTGGGAGGTTCCTAGACCTCCAGAGGACGCACTCCTTGAGGAGGCGCCAGGAGCATGGAAATGCCCCATCTCCCCCTAATTCTAGAGGGAGGAACGGACAGATTACGTCCGCTGGTTCTGGCACCGATAGGTGCTGAATCAATGAGGCCCTCTCGAACAACTTGAGGGTCTCGGTCTGCCTACTTTGGTAGACCCATCGCGTTTCCTTCCCGAGCAACGCGAACCTTCCTACGTCAGTGTAGGAGTACGCATGCGTCTCCACATGCGTTGGGATTAGAAGTCTAATCCGTGGGTAGTCAATGTACATTGACTGCGTCTGTCGCCTGGTGGCGACAGCAGGAAGCTCTAAGAACTTCTGAGGCGGTATACACGCCTCCTCGCAGTAAAACGCGAGCTTGGAGGATATGTATGAGTCCTCCCAGGAGACTTGGAATCCAAGCCTCTGTACCTCGTACAGGTACCTCTCTAGGTCTTCTCTTTTCCTAGAGAATGCGATGACATCGTCACCGCATATCCTGGCTGCATGCAGCCCGGACGAGATAACAACTATCTCGTGCGCCAAGGTAAGGATTACCTTGGTGATACGGTCGCCCATGAGCCAACCGTTCCGCTTAACGAAGAAGCGGTAGCCCGCGCCATCGTGGTGGCGCAAGCAGAACCTCTTCCCAATGAAGAGGGTCTTGGCCAATTGGGCCAAACCAGTGGGGAATCCTGGGACCTCACTGCAACTCTGCAGTATTCTGCAGAGGATCTGGCGTGCTACCGCCAGGTCACCGTAATCGGTGGCCTCCGAAAGATCGGAGGATAGACCGAGTATAGGCTCAGTCCTTGGCTCAGAGTCTCTGAGCTTACCCCAACC